AATAAATGATTTGTTACAATCTTTGCAACTTACGGAATCGGAATTAGCTTTTCTAGCTTTGCGTCAATCAGGTCACTCCTTCAAAGAGATACACCTTAAGTTCGAAAAGACTTTTCCTAATAACTCCTTAGCATCAGTAAGGGAACATGTTAAACAAAAATTCCTTGGGCATAGAGTTTAAAAACGCCCCCACACTATATAAAATTTTCAGCCATTTTTACAAAGATAGATTTGATACTGATTATAAATCCCCAACCTTTATAGGTAGAGAAACTAAAGCTTTGAAAGAAGCTATTCAAACGTTTGGTTTTTATCCATTAGTAGGAGCTTTTTATGCAGGGATAAAACAGGGACGTAAAGACGTACATATAATGTATATTCTAGGTGGGATCAATTCTTACTTACCCACTTGCCAACGCCCAGAACTGTATGCTAGTGTATTACTATATGGGGATTCTAGAATTAGACACCTCTGGAGAACTGTGGTACACTTGGAAACTAAGTGGTTTCCAACCGCATCGGATAAACAGAAATTAGCAAAAGCTACAGATACGTTGGAGAAGTGGAATGACACCAATTGACAAAGCAAAAGAGATACCCTACACTGATTTAACAAGTCGTGCTGCACCGAAAGAAGGATTGTTTCGTGTTGTTACACAAAATTCTGAGTTGCGGAAAACGTGGATACTAGGGACGTATAAAACATACGTGCAAGCAAAGACAGTAGCCGATGGTGCGTCCGCAGGAGAAGAAGGGGTATCTGCCTTTATCCACAACGTATATGGTAGAGTTCTATATTCAGTAAAGGATTAGTACAGAATGAACAGTGATAGTTTTAATTTTATAGAGTCCGCTTTGGTTTTTAATTTATGTGACTCCGACAACTATAAAGCTTTTAGGCACCCGCAGAATGATTTTGCCGTGCATAAGGATGCTTATATGTTTGTCCAGAAATATTTAGATGAGTATAGAGATTTTCCTACCCACGCAGTATTACTTGAAGAGTTCTCTAAACTAAGAAAAGATGCAGTAACAGTAGAGTTTTCTTACGCTCAAGACGAATTTAAGAAGCAGGTATTGTTTAGAAAAGTTGTATCAGCTTTTTCGGGTAACAAAGAAGAACTTACAGAAAACCCTAAGAAAGCTATGGGGAAAATATTACATGATTTGAATGATATAGAAGTTCTATATGATGAAGATGTACAGGAATATGATACAGGTAACTTGGATAGGTTAGAAGATTGGAAAGAGAGGAGTGCCCTACGTAAAATGGGGGACGGGCTCATAGGGATAAAAACCCCATTTACCTCAATTAATTCTACTGGGGTAGGGTGGCAACCCGGAGACCTTATATCTGCCTTTGCTCGACCTACTGTGGGTAAAACATGGTTATGTACTGATATCGCTGCAACAGCCGCTCTCAACGGATATAAGACACTTTTCGTATCCACTGAGATGACTAAAAAATCTATTGACATGCGTATGGATGTAATTATGGGGAATAAAAGTGGTTACAAACTTTCCCACCGAGCCTTGAGGACAGGTAGCCCGATTGATGAAGAGAAGTATGCTAAATTTCTAACGGAGTTAGATGAGAAGAATCTACTGATATGTGATCATATAAGTGGGGAAGATAGTATATCTCTACACAGCATAGCTAATCTAATAAGAAAACATGCTCCAGATATCACAGTTATTGACGGTGTATATCTAGTATCTACTGCCATGAAGAACTCAGCTTCGTGGGAACAGAACCATAGTCTGTTCTATGGTTTGAAAAACTTGGCTTTAGCCCAAGACACAACTATTATGGTATCAACACAGGCTACGAGAGATGCGTCAAATATGTTTGCGCCTCCCCGTGCCGATCAAGTAGCATTTGGTGATGCTCTTATCCGTGCTTCTGATATTGCACTCTCTATGTGCTTGGTAGAAGATTCTGATAATCTTAGATCAATACAGTTTCAGAAGTATAGGGATGGAGATTTACCGGTCGATATGTGTACCTTTTTATGGAATGTTGATGAAGGTGAAATAAAGGAAATAGATGACGTTTTCTAGGAGGAAAGAAATGCAATTATTCGCATGGATGAAGCAAGATGAGGACAGTGTTATCGTTAAAACTGCTAATAGCAAGGGGCCGGGGAAACCATCTGTACCGATTACGGTAGCTGATATTCGTCGGGGTCGAGTTAGTGATTCTAACGGTTACGAGAATGAGGTTGTACTTTTTGTTCGAGCTAATAAGCTAGAGCGAAAAGGCCGCAAGTAATGATTGATTGGTCAGCAGTCCTGCTAAAAGCAGGGTTGAATACTCCGGTAGGGGTGGAACAGTTCACTATTAGGTGTCCTTTCCATACTGACCAACACGACTCGTGTTCAATCAATACAGAAGAGGGTGCTTGGATTTGCTTTCGGGGGTGTGGTCAGGGGGGACTCAAATCATTTTTACGGAGATATCTGAACTTATCAGGTAAACAAGTAGATGTTTTCATAGGAGACCATGAGGTTATCGTAGATACCTCATTCTTTGATGATGAGCAGCCTGAACTAACTACACTTCCGGAAGTAGGTTTCCCATACAATACTAGGTTTGTCCCCAACTGGATTTTCGACAGGCAGTTCACAGTTAAAACTTTGAAGCGTTGGGAATGCGGAATAACCGGACAAAATGGGTTGGCTTTCCCTGTACGGGATGAGTTAGCACGTATTGTTGGGTGGGCGGTAAGGAGGGAGAAAGGTTTCCCTAAGTACCTGTATAACCAATCATTGAAGAAGTCTAAGTTACTTTTCGGTGGGCATCTAATAAATGAAGCCCCGCTTATATATGTCACAGAAGGCCCACTAGATGCTATGTGGTTAGATCAGGCAGGGTATCCTGCTGTAGCCCTACTTGGGGCATATATGTCGAAAGCGCAAGCGGGATTGTTACAAGAGTTCTCAGTAGGAGAGGTAGTACTATGTTTTGATAATGATGAAGCTGGTCAAATAGGCTTAGGTAAAGCCTTGACCGTATTAGGTGATGGTGTTAGGGTTTCCTATGTGAGGATTCCAGAGCCGTATAAAGATGTACAGGACATACGAAAGTCTGCTATACTAGATACAGTTCTAAAAGATAGAAATTATTGGTAAAGGAGAAATCCATGGTAGGTATTAGTGGAATACAGGGTAGAATAGATAGGCGTACTTCGTCGGAAACATCGGCAGAATTACGGAAAGAATTGTGGTTTAAAGACGGAGATCAAGCTTTCATGTCTGTAGTAGCAACAGGGGATGAGGACGACCCCAAACTTGCAGATTACTGGATGTACACATTCAATGATGAGGGTCGATGGACTAGTGTTCTTGGTGGCGCAAATGGCCCACTAGCCACAGTTCCAGAGGGAACCCGACCTTCCCACAGGTTTGGATTTTGGGCGTTTGTACACGATGTTCTACACACAGAACGTAGAGTAGATACGTGGGAGCCTGTAGAAGGCCCCTCCGGACGTAAGCTGTATAGAGAGAACGTAGATGATTTCAAGATTGTACCTTTGGCTTTTGGTCGAAGTAACTACATCTGGAATCAGCTTGTGGATGTTTATAACGATTGGGGTGCTCTCAATAAGGGTGTAGTACGAGTTCGACGCACTGGGTCAGGGATGCAGGATACCTCATACACTGTGGTAGTAAGCCCTAGGGAATTAGATATCCCTAGTGAGAAACTTACAGAGATAGATGAGCTAGTCCCAGTATTGGAATACATGAATGAGCGATATGGGGCAGCAAAAGAATCCGTTTCTAACGAAGTAACGGTACCGGATACTGCTGTAAGTATTGATGCTGCTTCGGACGATGCTTTACCGTTCTAGTGTTAGTAACAACTACAGAAGAATTCAATAATGCAATCACCTACTTATCAAACTATGATGAGTGGGTGATTGACTGCGAAACTAATGGGTTACATGCCTTGCGAGGTAATCAACTTTGCGGTGTCGGAGTGGGGGTAGCGGGTAAAACCTACTACTTCCCATTCCGACACCGAACGTTAGATAGCAACCTTGATAGCGACTTACTTACCAAACTTATGGAAGTGATGAATACCTGTAAGACCGTAGTTGGTTATAACCTCAAGTTCGATCTAAAGTTCCTAGAGAAGGAAGGTTTAGAGGTACATGATAAAACTTTAGTAGATGTTATTGTTATGGTGCGTCTCACAGAAAGTACTAATGTAAATGCTCTGAACCTCACAGACACTCTTATACGCAGGTATGGGCCTGAAGCTGGGGCTTATGACATAGAAACTAAACAGGTGTTGCGGAAGAATAAGTGGACTAAGGACTTCTCTCTATGCCCCCCTGATATACTAGGCCCCTATTGTGAGAAGGATGTAGAGGGTACCGCCCGATTATACGCAGATTGCACAGATAAGATTATTCGAAGTAAACAAGAAAAGGTCTGGAATTTAGAAGTCGAGCTAACTAAAGTTCTGTATGGTATGGAGTGTGCCGGGGTAGCAGTTGATGAGGAGTACGTTGAAAGTTCTTTAGATAAACTAAACAAACGTAGTAAAGAAGTTCTTCAGAATATATATAAGATTTCAGGGAATGATTTCAACGTAGCTAGTGTTGTACAAGTAGGGGAGGTTTTTGCCGGTCTAGGTATTAGCTCTCCACAGAAGACCCTCAAAGGACGGGACTCATGGAGTGAGGGAGCCTTAGTACAAATAAACCACCCTCTCGCAGGTTGGATTAGGCAGTACCGGACATTGGCTAAACTAATCTCCACCTATATTGAACCATACAGGGGCGTATCCACCATGCATACAACTTATGCTAACTGGGGGGCTGTTACAGGTCGTCTATCATCCAGAGAACCCAACTTACAGAATATCCCCAGAAACCACTTCAAATTACATGATGTAGAGTTTAACACTGAGGCTGAGTTAGAAGAAATCCGAGGCAGAGTCGATG